TAACATGCGCCAAATTCGTAAAACCGACCAACATCAAAGTACCCATACGCGAAGCGTCAACACCCACGTACCCAAGCTCAAGCCCAGACGACTGAGAAATATACGGAATACGCAGTTGACCAGTGGCAGCGCGACACGGGTTTATATACATACCGGACAGCTGGGAACTCGCTATCTTAAAATTGTTCGCTGCACTAACAGCGCCAGTGGCAACGGTAAAGTTCCAAACATAATCCCCAGTAGACGTAGTCTGGGGGTGAGGACGATAACACATACGCACCAACCCATAATGCATAGGTGTGCCGTTCAAAACATACTTAACAACCAAATCACCGCGCAACCTCCCAAAATAGGAGATACGTGGTTTAATAATAGCATTAGTTAAGAAAGCATTCCACGGGTCAACGGTTAAATACAATGAATTGCCAACACCCCATGCATAACTCCCTATCAAAACAGGACGAGATAAAAACTCTCCCACAGAGCTAGTGTCATGCACAGCTGGCATCTCACCGTGGCTAGGAACACCCACAGTAGGCGCGTCATCGCCAACAAAAAACCCACTCAATTCCTCAACAACAGAAGGAGCCGCATCAGTAATAACAGATTGAGAAGTAATAGAATCCATAATAAATAAAGTAGTGTTACCACCCGAACTAGGAAAACCTAGCAATGTTTTATTTTCACATTTTTTAACACACACAACACCTAATACTCACCTACCAACTCCTCACTACCCACACTTACGTTGGCCTCACCCAACGACACAACACGCGCAACGTCGTCATACGACGGAAGCAAAGAATCGGGAACCTCCGACTCAGACACGCGCAACAACTCGGCGGCCTTGCGCACTAACACATCCCGAAAACTCGAAAACTTGGTCTCACCAACATCGCGTCCATGCATGGCGCAATGCGGGTAATACAAGCGCAACGCAGCTTGCAACGTGCTACATCGGGCCTCAAACGTCGGGGTTCGCTCAAACGCCAAACTCTTACGAATTGACGCGAGGGGAATTCTCC